GAGGACTATTTGGAGCTGCCGCCTCTGATTTATAACGAGTTCCCGGTCAAGCTGGACACGGCAGCACAGAACACATACAACCGTCTGGAGCGGGACGCCCTGCTTCAGATCGACGACGAGACCGTCATCACCGCCGCCACCGCTGCGGCCCTGCGCGGCAAGCTGCTCCAGCTCTGCAACGGCGCCGTCTACAACGAGGAGGGCGGCTATACTGTTCTCCACGATTGCAAGATCGAGGCCCTGCTGGAGTTGATCGAGATGCTGCACGGCCAACACGCCATTATCTGCTACAATTTCAAGCACGATTTGGAGCGGTTACAGGCGGCGTTGAAAGCTACACAGCAGAGGGTGGCGGTGTATCGTGGCCCCGTGGAGGAGGACGCATGGAACGCCGGCGACATCGACTTGCTGCTGGTACAGCCGGCATCCTGTGGCTACGGCCTCAACCTCCAGGAGGGAGGACATCACATAATCTGGTTTGGTTTGACTGACAGTCTGGAACTGTACCAGCAGACCAACAAGCGCTTGCACCGTAACGGCCAGCCCTACCCCGTGACCGTGCATCTGCTGATTGCCCAGGGCGGCGTGGACGAGGATGTCGTGGCCTCTCTGGGTGACAAGGCCGACGGGCAGGATCGTCTTTTCCTCGCTCTGAAGGCCCGCATCAAACGAGCAAAGGAGTTGGCCGCATGACAGTCAAAGAGCTTTCCCAGCTCTACCACCTCAACAGGAAAATTGAGCTGGACAAAGAGCGCCTTGCAGAGCTGGAGGCGCAAGCGTTATCTCTCGGGGGCGGGGGCCTTGACGGTATGCCCCGCACTCCCGGCTATGCAAACAAGATCGAGCGCCTTGTGGCGGAGATCGTGGACACCAAAGGCATCATTGCCGCAAAACAGGCCGAGTGCATCTTTGAGCGCAACCGGCTTGAGCGGTACATTGCCGACATCCCCGACGCCCTGACGCAAAACATTTTCGCCCTGCGGTTTATCAATGGCCTTACCTGGTATCAGGTGGCCGAGTCCGTGGGCGGGAACAACACCGAGGACAGCGTCAAAAAGACCTGTTACCGCTATCTCGATAAAGAAAAAGAGGCCAACGGGTAAAGTTGTCCCGAATGTCCCGCCGCTCTGTGCTATAATGCTACCGTGGATCACGGGGGCCGCAGGGCGGCGGGGCTTTGTCCTCCTGTGTCAACCGCTCTGCGTTGATCCACCACCTCTTTGCACCCGGCGAATCAGGGCCGGGTGCTTTTCTTTTACGAAAGGCGGGAGTCGTATGTATCGGCAGGGACGCAATTATGAAAACTTGAATAGAGGCATATTTCGCGGTACGGGTGCATACGACATCCCGATTATTCAGCCGGAACAGGTGAAAGTTGACCGCTTTATCGGCTTCAACTACGCCAAAGGGTGCAAGCTGCCCGAGGACAAGGGCCTCCACTTTTTCGTGGATGACTACCAGTTTTCCCGGGTGTGGAACAACCCCGAAGCATATCTCCCGATGCTGGCCCGGTTCAAGTGCGTATGCACTCCCGACTTTTCCACATACACCGACTTCCCGAAAGCGGTGCAGATTTATAACCACTACCGCAAGCACTGGCTCGGCGCTTACTGGCAGCAGAACGGCGTGACCGTGATCCCCACGATCAGTTGGAGCAGCGTGGACAGCCTGAAATGGTGCTTTGACGGTGAGCCGGTGGGCGGTGCTGTGGCCGTGTCCTCTGTGGGTACGCAGATCAACGCCCAGAGCCGCGCCCTGTTTATGATCGGCTACGACGCAATGCTCACGCGGCTGCGTCCCTCGACCATCTACTTTTACGGCAAAGTCCCCGAGGGCTGCCGTGGAAACATCGTCCCCGTTGAGGCGTTCCAGCTCAGTGTACGCCGACGCTGCGGAGACCTGTAAAAACACATATCTCTTCACCCGTTGACGGCCTAAAGCTGTCAGCGGGTTTTTATTTACACACAAGGAGCGAACAGAATGAAAGTTGAAACCTTCCGGCGGGAGTTTAGACAGCTCAACGGCGTCTATGTTGCCCCGCCCTCCGTCGTCCTGTTTCGCCGCCCCCTCGAACTGTACGACCTGGAGCGCGGCGAGACCATCGCCACCTTCCGCAATCTGGACGAGGCCCTTGCCTACGAGCTGAACGGCAAGACCCTGCAGCAGCTTGTCGCAGACTGGGAGTCTATCACATTCACCATCGCGGGCGGCAGAGGCAGCGGCTCCGGGCTTAGTTCTTTCAAGTTTGGTCATGCCAGCGGTAACGGCAAGGATCAGACGGCGCCCGACTTCCCCTCCCGGTTTAACATGAGGGTTGAGTCTCCCGAAAAGACCTTGAAGCGGTTCCGTGAGTTCCACGTCGGCGACGATTACGAAAGCGGCGTGACCGTGGATGAGCGCGGGTTTGTCACTCAGTACGTCCATGGCAACACGGCCAGCGTCGGCATCTGGGGCCGCAAGGGTGAAATGGTTTACCACAACCACCCCAGCGGCGGTGCCTTCTCTGACTCCGACCTGTTGTCCTCTTCCATGACCCCCGCAAAGGGTATCGTGGCAAGCGGCAAAAAGGGCGATTATATCTTCGTAAAGACCCACAAGTTTAAGCCCTCTCAGTTCATGAAAGCCGTTAAGTCCGCCGTCATGCAGGGCAAGGACTACGACGACGCCGTGGACAAGTGGCTGACGCGCAACCAAAAAAAATACGGTTACACCTACCGTTTCCAGAAGGCGTAAGGAGGGCCTGGGCATAAAACCACGCAAAGGAGGTGTGGAGCTTGAGTGAGGGAAAAAAGAAAAAGACGCCCCGCCCGCAGGACAGAAACCTTATCCCGGTTACGGAGCGATCTCCCGAAGAGGCCCACGCCATCTGCTCCGCCGGTGGTAAGGCCAGACAGGAACAGAGAAAAAAGCAGCAGCAGATGTCCGACCTGTTGGCCCTCTATTCTGGTATGCCTATCACGGATAAGCGCCGAGCAAACCGTCTCAAGAAAATGGGACTGCCCACGGAGGAGCTAACCCAAAAGCTGCTTGTGGTTGACGGCCTGATGAAAGCCGCCCAGGCGGGCAACACCTACGCAATTCAGATGTACATGGAGTTGATCGGTGAGACTGGCGGCGGCCCCGATAAGGACAACAACTTGCTCGACGCCATTATCGATGCAACAAAGGAGGACATCGACACGGATGATTTACCAGAGCTTCAGCAAACGGCAGAAGTTGACCCTGACATGGTGGAACAGACCGAAGTTTAAGCACTATGACGGCATCATCTGCGACGGCGCGATCCGCTCCGGCAAAACCGTGTCTATGGCTGACGGTTTCGTGCTGTGGAGCATGAGCTGTTTTGAAAATCAGAATTTCGCCATCTGCGGCAAGACCATCGAGTCTCTGCGCCGCAATGTTATTACCCTCTTGCCCCAGTGGCTTGAGGGTATTTTCACCATTACCGAGCGTCGGAGTGAAAACAAGCTGATTATCTCCGACGGCAAGCGCACAAACAATTACTACCTGTTCGGCGGTAAGGACGAAAGCAGCTATACCCTTGTGCAGGGTATCACGCTGGCCGGCGTCCTGTTTGATGAGGTTGCACTTATGCCCCGGTCCTTTGTGGAGCAAGCCATGGCCCGCTGCTCTGTCACCGGGTCAAAGTTCTGGTTTAACTGCAACCCCGAAAGCCCCGCCCACTGGTTCTATGTGGAGTGGATCAAGAAAGCTGCAGAGCGGAACATCCTGTATCTGCATTTCACCATGGACGACAACCTCAGCCTCGCCCCTGAGATCAAACAGCGTTACCAGAATATGTACGTCGGCGTGTTCTACCGTCGGTACATTCTGGGCCTGTGGGTCAAAGCGGAGGGCCTTGTATATCCCATGTTCAACCGGGAGGCCCATGTGGTGAAGAAGATCCCCACGCCCAACCCGCGCCACCGCTACTATGTGGCTGTGGACTACGGCACCGTCAACCCCTTCGCCGCTGGCCTGTGGGACTACAGCCCCGGCGACAAAGAGGCGGTCATGGTGCGGGAGCTGTACTACAAGGGCGGCTCCACAAACCGCGTGGACAACGAACAGTATTACAAGATGCTCACCGAGCTTATCGGTGAATATCCCATTGAGTACATCATCATTGACCCCTCGGCCTCCTCCATGATCGAGACTATCCAGAAATACGGACAGTACATGGTCATTAAGGCCGACAACGATGTCTTAAACGGCATCCAGGACGTGACAAAGTTCCTCAACGCTGGCGTCCTGTTTTTCCACAAAAGCTGTGTAAACACCTTCGACGAGTTCGAGACCTACGCATGGGACGAGGACAGCGTCGAGGATAAGGTCATCAAAGAAAACGATCACAGCATGGATCAGGTGCGGTATTTCTGCCGCACGGCGTTGAGGAGCGAACTGAAATGGATTGTTTAAGGCGGTGAGAACATGAACTTTTTTGCCAGCCTGTTAAGGAGGTTACGCAATATGTTTTTCCATAGCTCCGACATCGGCAAGGAGTTCGGCGTTGAGCTTATCATGTCCGACAGCATGAACAACGCGATCCGCCGGTGGGACGCGATCTCCACGGCCAAGCCGCCCTGGAGGAACAGCGACGATGACATCGAAACCGTTAACATGGCAAAGCACATCTCCGACACCCGGGCGAAGCTGACCATGCTCGACATCGGCATCGCCATTTCCGGCTCTCCCCGAGCTGACTATCTCCAGACCCTCGCCGACGACCTTCTCAAGCGGCTGCCCGATAAGGTGGCCGACGCTGACCGGCTCGGCGGCATGATTATCAAGTGGAACGGCCAGACATGGGACTATGTGCTGCCGGGTAACTTCGGCATCACGGCGAAGGACGATAACGGCGAGATCGTGGGCGCCATCTTTGCCTCCCACACCACCCAGGGCAAGGACAGCTTTACCCGCCTTGAGTACCACCGCTTTGAGGGCGGCGACGAAAACGGGCGGCTGTACGCGGTAAGCAACAAAGCATACCGAAACCGTGTGACTGACGGGGACAAGGTTGTCCTCGGCGAAAATGTCCCTCTGGAGAGCATCGAAGCGTGGAAACACATTATCCCCGAAGCCCGGATCGCCAATCTGGAGAAACCCCTTTTCGCATATTTCCGGCTGCCGGGTGCCAACACCATTGACCCCAGCTCTCCGCTGGGCCTGTCCGTTTTCGCCAACGCTGAGACCGAGCTGAAGGCCATTGACGTTGCCGTGAGCCGTAAGAATCTGGAGATCGAGGACAGCAAGCACATTACCTTTGTCGGCCAGACTCTTGTTAGAAGCTCCACCCAGCGCGGCGTCGAGCTGCCCCGCTTCGTCAAAGGTCTGGGCATGGGCGTCAACGACAACGAGGTTTCCGCCATCCACGAACATACCCCCACGATCCAGACCGACGCCCGCATTAAGGACATCAACTTTAACCTGTCTATGGCGGGTGTGAAGTGCGGCTTCTCTGAGGGCGTTTTCGTCATGGACGGCCAGAGCGGCGTTATCACCGCCACTCAGGTAGAGAGCGACGACCGCGACACCATCCAGACCATCAAGCACGACCGGGACGCCCTGAAAACTGCGCTGGAACAGGCATTTTACGGGGCCGACGCTCTGGTCACGCTCTACAACCTCGCCCCGCTGGGTGATTACGAGATCAACTTCAACTTCGGCGACATCACATACAACTACGAGGAGGACAAGGCCGCGTGGAAGGGTTACGCCTCCATGGGCTGGGTACCTAAGTGGCTGTATTTCGTCAAGTTCGAGGGCATGAGCGAGGAGGAGGCCAAGAAGATGTGCGACGAGGCCGCCGCCGCTGAGATGGAGGTCGGCCTGTTCGGCTCCGGCCCCATGAAAAAGCCCACCAGCAAGCCCGAGGGCAGCGGGGGCAGCAAGAAGAAAACCGAAAAGGAGTAAGGGGTGATCCTGTATGCTGACTCCGCAGGAGCTTTTGCAGATCGTGGACACCATGCACCCCTTGCTCGATGACCTGAATGAGTGGATCACAAACGACCTGATTGCCCGACTCATGGCCCGCCTGGGGCGCGGTGAGGAGCTGCTGCTTACTGGCACAGACGAGTGGCAAGTACAGGTTTACCAGAGCGCCGGCGGCCATCTGGAGGCCCTGCAGCGTAAGGTGCAGCAGTTTACCCGGGCGTCTGACGCTGAGGTAAAGGCCATCTTTGAGGACGCCGGTATCAGGGCATGGGCCGCAGACGATGAGTTTTACACAGCTCATGGTCTGCCGTCTGTCTCCCTGCTCCAGTCCGAAAGCATGGTGCGGCTGCTGACCGACACATACCAGCGGACAAACGGAGAGATTCACAATTTCACCCGCACCACCGCAAAGGCCAGCCAGCGGCGGCTCATCAATCTGCTGGACACTACGCACTTCCGCGTCATGAGCGGGGCGCAGTCTTACACGGCGGCGGTAAAAGACGCTGTCAACGACATCGTGAGCCAGCAGTCGAAAGTCGAATACCCGACAGGCCATGTGGACACCATCGAAACCGCAGTGCTTCGGGCGGTGCGTACCGGCGTCGCCCAGGCAAGCGGCAACATGGCGCTGCAGGGCATGGTCGAAAGAGAGTGGGACTTGATACGGGTTTCCGCTCACCTCGGCGCCCGTTACGGTGACGGTGGAGAAAACCCCTCCAATCATTTCTGGTGGCAGGGTAAGCTCTACAGCCGGACGGGCAAAACCCCTGGCTATCCGCTGTTTGTGGGGACCACGGGCTACGGCACCGGCGAGGGCCTGTGCGGTTGGAACTGCCGCCACTCCTTCGGCCCCGGTGATCCTGACCACAACCCCTACGAACAGTTTGACAAAGAGGAAAACCGTAAAGCCTACGACCTGTCGCAGGAGCAGCGCAAAGCTGAAAGCCGTATTAGACGGGCAAAGTTAAAAGTCCTCGGTCTGCGGGCTGCCATTGACGCCGCCACGGATGAGGGGGTAAAAGCTACACTTCAGGAGGACTACGACAAGGCTGCGCTCAGGCTCCGCCGGTGCAATGCGGCCTATGAAAAGCTGTGTGAGGACAACAACCTCCAGCGGCTTTCGGATCGTGTCGCAGTTGCCAAGTGGACAAGGTCTGAGGCCGCCAAAGCTGCCGCCGCAGCACGACGGGCGGCGCAGTCCTAACGAGTGCCGAATGTGAAAAACTCACACTCGCACCCAAATAACGCGCATCTTTCACACAAAAACGCACACCTATCGCACGGTAACGCGCATGGGTGTGCGTTTGCATTTGCTGTTGTAGCTCAGTGGCAGAGCGGCTGATTTGTAACCAGCGGGTCAAGGGTTCGAGTCCCTTTAACAGCTCCACTGGGGTTTGGGGAAGCCCCGGCAGGTTGCGTAAAGCGTAACAGACCTCCTTACAGCTCCCCGCCGGTGTTGGTACCACTGGCGGGGAAATACGGGCGATTAGCTCAGTTGGTAGAGCAGTCGGCTTTTAACCGACAGGCCCCGGGTTCGAGTCCCGGATCGCCCACCACCCGCGCAAGCGGGGGTAGACATCTCTCCTTTCTTTTGTCCCGTGCGGTGGTGGGGAGCGCTGCACGGGGCGCATACGCCGTTGTAGCTCAGTTGGTAGAGCCGGAGGAGTCGCAAGTCCTCAAGGGTCGCCGGTTCGATTCCGGCCAGCGGCTTTGGTTGTACGCACCTCCTAAAAACATATCGGACACCCCGTAAAGGTGCCGCGTTTATCGTGGCCGAGTCTGACCGTGGCAGCGGCTCCAGTGCAATTCTGGTTGGGGGTTTCTATATGGCGCTCAGGAGATCACCGGGTTCACAGCCCGGGGGCGCCGTCCTTTCATAAGATCACATCCCGGTAAGGGTCTCGCCCTTCCTATCCGGGGCGCTGGGGTGCAATTCCCCTGAGCCGGGATTATATGCCGCCGACGGTTCTTTTTGCGCTGGGTTCGATTCCCGCGGGCGGCCCATATCGGACGACCAGCAGTCCTAATAAAGCTGGAGCAGACGGTCACGGCAACGACCTAAAACGCCTAATGTCTGCCGAATACATAGGAGGTACACATGAAAACCGAAGATTTGACCGCTCTGGGACTGACTGAGGAACAGGCCAATAAGGTCTTTGCCATGCACGGCAAGGAGATCAACGCCCAGAAGCAGAAAACCACCGCCGCCGAGGAGGAGCGCGACAACTACAAGTCTCAGCTCGCCACGGCAAACGACACCTTGAAAAAGTTCGAGGGTATCGACCCCGACAAGATCAAGGATGAGATTCAGACCTACAAGACCCAGGCCGAGAACGCCCAGAAGGACTTTGATCGCAAGATCACTCAGCGGGATCAGAAGGACTGGATCGACAAGCAGCTCGACGAGTACGGCGTCAGCTCTCCCTTTGCCCGCAAGCAGATTGTCGCTGAGTGCATGGCAGAGGATAGCGGCCTGACCTGGAAGGGTGGCGAGTTCGTGGGCTTTGGTGACTACATGAAGAAAGCCAAAGAACAGGACGCCAACCTGTACATGACCGCCGAGGAAAAGGCAGAGGCCGCAAAGGCCGAGGCTGCCAAGCAGAAGGCTCCCACCTTCACCGGCTCCACCGGCACCGGGGGTAACGGCGGAGACGATAAGGAGTACAAAATCCCCATGATTTTCTAAACTGACGAAAGGAAGGTAACAAAATATGCCTATTACCGCACTGAATATTCTGACCCAGGACGAGGGCAAGGAGTACCTGAAGAAGGTTACTGGCGTGGTCATCGAGGGCGTGACTAAGGCCATGGCTTCTACCGGCATGAAGAATGTCGAGCTGTCCGGCGATCCCACCGCTGGCTCCGTCGAGGCCAAGCGCTTTGTCAACGCTGTTTCCAACGAGTACGGCACCGCCCGTAAGGCCGGCGCTGGTAGCGCTGTGAAGGCCAAGCCCGTGGTCGTCCGCGTCGATAAGGATCGTGAGATCGTCGAGGAGGTCGAGACCAAGGACACCCGCCTGTATGGCGTGGAGGGCCTGATCGACCGTCGCTCCGCCAACCACGTTATCCGCATGGTTTCTGAGCTGGACGGCGAGTTTTTCGCTGTTGCCCACCAGAACGCCGTGGAGATCGAGATGCCCGCCGACCTGGCTATCGAGGACGAGCTGGAGGCTCTGATTCAGGAGTGCGAGAACACCAAGAACGACTTCGTTGACGGTGTCCCCCGCGCCATGATGCGTCTGGTCTGCTCCACCGAGTATTACGGCAAAATCCGTAATAACCTGGACAAGTGTACCCGTACCAACGTGGACACCTCTACCGAGGAGTTCTACGCATGGCACGGTGTTGACACTCGCTCTTCTGTCCATCTGCCCACCGGCTGCCGCTACATTCTGATGGTTCAGGGTGCCGTGGCCCAGCCCATCCACGCCGACCAGTATGTGGCCGAGAAGATCCCCCTGTCCAACGCCTACGGTCTGTCCCTGTTCTACTACTTCGGCACCCAGACCGTCATGCCCGACCTGATCTTCACCAACGCCGCTGACTGATTCTGATAAGGAGGAAATGACTCATGAAGAAGTTTAAGAACGTCAAGACCGGCAACATCGTCCGCGCCAAGAACGCCGAGGCGGCTGCTCTGATGGAGAAGTCCAAGCAGTACGTCGCCATTCCCGACAAGAAGGGCAAGAACAAGGACAACGCTGACGCCGAGTCCTGAGAGGAGGGCCGCCCATGGCATACGCAGACTTTGACTTTTACAAGGCCAGCTATTACGGTGAGGCCCTGACCGACGAGACCACCGCCAACCGTTGGCTTGATCGGGCCAGTGACGAGATCGACGCTCTCACCTTTGGTCGTCTGACCTTCGCCATGCCCACCGTTGAGGCGCACGTCCTGAAGGTCAAGAAAGCGGTCTGCGCCGTGGCGGAGGCCCTTTTCTACATCGACATTCAGAGTAAAGCGGCCATGGCTCAGAAGGCCGAGGACGGCACCTATAGGGGCGCTGTGGCGTCTATCTCCTCCGGGCGGGAGTCTATCTCCTTTTCCGGGAATAGCGCGACGGCGTCCGCCTATGCCGCGGCGGCGGCCAGTGAGGGCGCACGGCGCTACCTCATTGACAGCATCGCCGTCAAGTACCTCGCCAACATCCCGGACGCCGCCGGCGTGAATCTGCTTTATGCGGGGGAGGTGCGTCATGTACGGCAGCACGATCACCCTGTTTAACTACCACGCGGCCACCGGCTGCTGGTACCCTTCCGTGATTTCGGGGGTTGAGCTGGGCGTTGCCTATGCCAACAGCTCGGCCCGGGAGGGGCGCAAGAACGCCAACTCCTTTACCGCCCTGATCCACACCAACGACAGGAGCGCGAGGACGTTGACGACAACAGGGGGCGTGAAAAGCTACACGGGGCCGAAGGAGTACGCCAACTGTGCCGATCCTGAGACCCGGTACACTTTCACCCCTGAGCAGGATTTCATTTACGAGGGGGCGTGGCCTGTCCTCACCCCCATTGTGGAGAGTCAGGAGGACGAGGGCCTGTATCAGAAAATGAACAGCCAGTATGACGGTGTTCACATGATCCAGTCCGCCGAGTTTTTCCGGCTGCTGCCCCACTTTGAAGTGGAGGGACGGTAATCATGTCTGACATTCGACACTTTCCCGACATCTCCATCGTAAACGGACACGTCCAGGTGTTCATCCACATTGACCGTTTTTCTGACCAGTTTATCCGCGCCCAGCAGTGGCTCGGTGATCGAGTGCTGGAGGACTGCAAGCCACTCATGCCGCTTGTCACCGGCGGCCTGCAGCAGCGCTCCCACACCGAGAACAACGGGCGCCGAGTCGTGTTTCCCGGCCCCTCTGGCCGTTTTCTCTACATGGGAAAAGTCATGGTTGACCCGGATACCGGCTCTCCCTGGGCGCGGCGTGGTGTTAAGAAGGTCGTGACCAACCGGCCCTTGCACTACTCCCGTCCCGGCGCTACAAGTCACTGGTTCGACGCCGCAAAGGCCCGAAACGGTGAATACTGGATCGAGGGCGTAAAGCGAATTGCAGGAGGTGGGTAAATGTCTACCCAGCAGAAGAAAATCGACTACGACGGCACCGATGTCATGAGCCGTGTTTTGACCGGGTTGCTGAATCAGTTCCCGGGCATGAGCGGCGTGACTATCGAGTTCTCCACTGTGTCTGATACTTCGGGTATCGGCATCTTTCCCACATCCGGCGCCGCGATTCTGGAGGAGAAGGAGGACATCACCGGCCACGTTAAACAGGTGTGTGCATATCCGTTCAACGTGCTTTACCGGGCCGCCCTCCACAATGAGGGCCAGAAGCTCAAAGTCAAGGAGGTTCTGGACACCCTCGCCCGGTGGCTGGAACGTCAGCCCGTCAACATCGGCGGCAGCGTCCACCAGCTCACCAAATACCCGGAAATGCCCTCGGGCTGCCGGGTCATTAAATCTATTTCCCGAACCAGTCCTTCCTACCTTTCCGCCGCGTATGACGACAAGGTTGAGGACTGGATCGTTTCTTTTTCTCTGAAATATGAGAACGAATTTGACAGATAAGGAGTGAAAACCCGTGGCTACTGAAAGCAAGAAAATCGAGCGCAAGTATCTTGCCCACTACATCGACGCCGCCTTCAGCGCTGAGACCCCCAACTACGTTCGTCTGGGCGCAGACCTGGAGGAGTTCAACGAGGAGCTGAACCCCGATGTCGAGGTTAGGAAGAACATCCTCGGTGAGCAGAACGTCCAGCACAGCGGTTATGAGGTGCAGTCTGAGGTCGAACCCTTCTACGCCTATACCGGCGATCCTCTGTTCACCCGTCTGGCTAAGATCGCCAACGAGCGCCTGACCGGCAGTGATTGCATCACTACCAAGGTTGACGTGCTGCTGAACGAGGACGGCACCGTGGTCTGGGCCTACCGTGAGAAGGTGTGGGTCATTCCCAACTCCATGGGCGGCGACACCTCCGGCGTTCAGATCCCCTTCACCGTCTACGCTGCCGGTGAGCGCACCGCCGGCGACTGGGCGGTTGCTACCAAGACCTTTACCCCCACCGCCGCTGAGGCTTCT